GTTTCCCAGTCACGATCAAGAGCAGATTCAATATCATTAGGATCAGTACCGTATAGATCAATAAGTTCTTGCGCTGCACTGTCTACTACGTATTGGTAGTGCCAACGTGTGCCGCCTTTTAAGTACCGTCTCTTATATGCTACAGCAAAGATAGGTTCTACACCTGTGCTAGTACCTGCAAGAATACCAATGCTACCAGTTGGTGCAATAGCACGATTAGCTACTGGTTTAGTACAGTTAAATTCATCTGCAGATTTTTTAGATACATCATCACTAACCCCTTTATATACACCAAGCCACTGATGTAACTCAGGTGTTACCTCATACTTAGAACCACGCTTGATCAACCACTCATGCATACCCATCAATCCAAGACCAAGCCTACGATTTTTAATACGAGTATCATATACTTTTTCGTAAGGCAGCTTTGCCTTAAATGTACCACATATAAGAAACTTAGTTGCAAGTGTAACTATATCTTTAAACTCTTGAAGAGTATCTACTCGACCAAGATTAATTGATCCTAAATTACATACGTCCGAATCATCCTCCGAACAAACTTCCGTACAGGCATTACGAAGTGTTTCATTTTCTTTATCAAAGAAGTTAAAACTAAATCCCGGCTCTGCTGTTTGTAAGGCTTGTCGCACATTCTGTTTAAAAGTAGACCCAACATCACCTGTCTCCCAATAATTTAATAGCCATGCAGTATCATAGTTGACACTGACATTTGTCATATCCAACGGTGCAATAAAGTTAAAGTCTTGTTCTTTAATTTTACCAATAGAAAATTCTGTATTACCAACTGGCATATCATACCAGTTCTTACTAACAAGAAACTTTTCTATATCAGCATGTTTCCAGTTAAGGCTGGCATAGATAGCAGATCGTCTACTACCACCCTGCATAACTCGTCTACCAATCTCATTGATCATCATCATCTTTGGTATAGGACCAGAAGCAAGACCGCCAGTGCCAGATAGTACCCTGCCTTCTTCACGATAGACAGAATAGTCTACACCAATACCACCACCTGTCATCAGGCATGACTCTGCTTTCCATGAAAGGTTTGCCCAGTCTTCACGTGTGTCTTCTTCTGCACGTAGAAGGTAGCAGTTATTAAAAAATTTATTAGTGCGACCAGCATAATACAAATACCTGCCACCGGGAATAAATTTTAGATCAGTAATATATTCTTTCAGTTGTTCTTTCTCATCTTCTTTAAGATAAGTAGTACATACATCATCAACTAGAACTGCAGCTAGGCTAGACCACGTTTCACAACCATGATGTGCATACTTATGTTTGAAGATATCTTCACTAAATTTAGAACGGAACATTGGATTTTCATTAGATCGAAACGTAGGCATTTATTCTATTCTCCTTTAGTTATATGATCGTGGGCATAAAGCATGATTATCGCATAGTGAATAATCTTTAACAAGTCCTTTCTATTCTTACCCTCCTTGTTGCCATACCTCTTCCAGTATTTTAATATGTTGCCCATAATAAAACCTTCACCATGCTCACTATCAAGGATAATATCTGTAGCTTGATACTTACCTTTTGCATAATGTTCTTTGTATGTAGATAAAATATACTCATGCATCTCATCTATATAATCTGATTCATCAAACTTAAATGATGGTAAACTATTATACATCTTAACAATCTCTGTATCTCTGTCCATTTGTTTTCTCCTAGTCGAATGTAAGGACGGCATTGATACGCCTACGAACATATTTAATCTCCTTAGATTTTAAAACTTTGAATGCAAAGCTACGAACATAACCTGCATCTACACCTGCTATATCACAAACAGTATTAAAATCTTCAGCCGTAACACCTACAGAAGCAAAGAACCATGCCTTTGCTGTAGTGCGTGCTACTTTAGACTCACTAGATTCTTTATTATTTTCTGGTTTTGTTGCGTCAAGCATTGCTTGTAGCACAACACCAAGAAATAAAATTTGTTCAGAACTTGTTGTTTTATTTTCTACAAGACTTTCTATTTCTACCAGAAACTTTTCTGTTCCTTCTCTCATTTAACCAACTATCGGGAATACCATCAGATAGTTTACAGAATATAAATTCATTCTTATTACACCAGTCTGCATAGGTAGTCTTCGCTCCTTTGTTTAATTTTTTATTAGGGTTATCAAATACAAATCTCACATCTAAATCAGGATTAGACTGTCTAAGAAAGAGATGTTTTTTTCTATCATCAAGAGTAAATCTTCCCTTTACCTCTAGTATAATACCAGAAGGAAGAATAAAGTCAGGAAGATATTTCTTAGATTCAATCCACATATACGGAATGTAGTGTGGTTCAAACTCAAAATCAATATTTAAATCTATAAGATAGTCTGCTGCTCTACGTTCAGAGCGTGATCTAAATTTATAGTTCTGGGACATTTGGTTCACGATCTACATTAGTTAAATATTTAACGCTATTTGCATATTGGAATGCACGTAGTCCTTTACCGTTGTTAGCATCCGACCAACAATCAAACTTATAAGGGCAATAGTTACAACCAACAGCCAACTGCATATTCCCAGACTTACCATCAGGAACATCATCGTAACAACGAGAAGGTGGTTCACTATCTTTAATAGCATTTCTAAGATAGTCAATCTTTTGTGTAGCATTTATCATCTCCATTTGATGGACCGGACAGTAAGCTATCTTACCTGTTGTCTTGTCAATAACAACCCATCCAGCTTCCTTGGCATTGTTAGCTTGAGCATATGCAGATAACTGTGCAACATAACCAAACGGATCATCTTTAAATACCATACCTTCAGTAAACTTCTTAAAAGAAAATGACGATGCACTTTTAAAGTCAACAAGAACATCATCAACCACTGCATCCTGATGACCAACAACATCATTTAGTACTACCTGTTTCTGTTGATCAGATACTTTGTGTCCAGATACTTTGGAAAGAAAGACAAGAAGTGCTTCAAGAATATCTCCATATAGAAACTTAATATAATCAGACCCAGCTAATTCTTCCTGTTCAGTTGACCTGACAGAGTACCATACCTTTCTTGCTGGTTGTCCTATCATTGATAGCCTTAAATTATTTCTTGGCTTTCTTTCCTCAGTAAGAGAACTGACAACAGCATCAGTAACATCCTTGGCAAATTCTTGTAAAACATTAGCAGGAATTTTTGTAGGTTCATTACTGGTAAACAGACTGTAAATATCCTCTACCAAAGTGTCTATTGTTTTCTGTGCTGCTGTCATTATATTATGCTGCTGCTTGTGGTTCAGCCATCAAACGATAGCGAGTATAAGTTTCACCTTCAGGTGTTTTAGCAGTGACTGTATCAATATCAAAGCCACGATTACGAAGACGAGAAATATCTGCGGTAAGATTCTCTGACCATCCACGTTGGATAGCAGTCTTACGAGTCACACGCATTTTCTTACGCAAAGCACTAAGTAGTTTACCTTCATTAGTCATAGTCTATTTCCTTTGTTGAGTTAATTACATAATCTGACAGTCCCTCTCCACACCTGTCAGCAATCGTTGCTCTAAAATAATAGCAACCCCGTGTTAGAGACAGTTAGAACGGAACGTCTTCACCTACTTGTTCAGTATTTCCAACAGTGTATCCACCTTCTACTGCAGAGAAATCATTATTGTCACCGTATGAAATAAGGTCAACAACCTGTACACCCATCAGGTCAGCAGCTACACCTTTCTTTTTATTGTACTCCCAATCATATGTAGCAAATTTAACATTGACCATACTACCATTACCAATAAGACTACTGTCCCAGTTATTATTCTGTGAGTCTTTAACGATAGGAGCAGGACGCTCAGACCCATCGCGCTTATAGACTTTACGTTTGATCTTTATAAAATCTCCACGATCATCGCCCTTGTTCTGTACGTTAAGACCAAGGCTCTCAATCAAACTCTTAGTATCCTCATCTAAACAAACATCGACAGAGTATACTGGTTCATAAGTTGTATTGGGAGAAAGAATACTTGCCCAATAAGCCTTGCCAGAAATAATATGTACATCACTCATGTTAATTTTCCTTTCAAGTTTAATCGCCACACGATGTGGCTTTTCATTCAACGATTTGCAAAGTATGCCTGATCACCTTTAGATAGTCAAGCACTTTTTTTCAGTGGTGATAATTTTTTTAATGCTACTGCATAGTCCATCAACTCCTCTTGTCCTACGTTATAACAGGGTCTAACAAATTTACCATCTGCTTTATTAAAATTATCTTCTTTAATTATCATATGGCATGGGTAAAATCCTCTTAACATAAAGTTATTATCTGATAGCTTTATGACCAAGGCAAACAGATCAATAACTCCAAGACACTTATTGCTTACTGCAAGTAGTCTACCATTCACATGCTCTGTTGTCTTAACATCAACGGTAAGACCATCAAGAAGTAAATCTCCTTTATCAGTTCCTTTATCCATTGAACGTACACCAATATCCATAACACCATGTGGATACTCACCAATCATTTTGTATAGTGCTAACTCTCCAGCAGCACCAAGAATATCAAACTTATATGGATCTTTTTTGTCTCGTTTAGCAGCAGTGTCCGTTACATTTTTCTTTCTATTATTATTATAACGTGTCTGACCTATATCAGTGTACAATTTAATTTCAACATCTGATAATTGTATCAGTGTGTTTCTGACCAGTTCTGGCCTATCTTGTATTCGCTGTCTAGTGGGCATTTAATTTTTAAACTCCTTTCTGTATTCTTCATTGCAAGTTTTGTTAGTTCACCAAACCTATCAGCTTGTGGTCTATATACCTCATGCTGATACTCATCGTGTATAGATGCAACTAACTTAGATTTGATTTGATGCTTCCGCACCAAACTATTTATTTCAATTAGCCATTGCTTACAGATAACTGCACCTGCACCTTGAATAAGAAGATTAACTGCTGAATGTTGATTGCGAACCTTTAACCATCTACCATCAAGACCTTTAAGATAACCACGTTTACTTGCTTTGTCAACTCTTTCTCGTAGTATAGCAAGGGCAGGGACGTTACCAAGAAATGTATCTATCAGACGTTGACCATCTTGTGATGTACCACCAACAACCTGACCTATCTTTGCCGCACCTGCACCGTAAATAAATGCATAAATAAATGTCTTGGCTTGATCGCGCGTATCAAGTCCTGCTGCTTTTTGATTTGATGTATGAATGTCACCTTCCACAACTTCTTTTGTAAATGAAGGATCGTTAAGGTAATGTGCTAGTGCACGTAGTTCAAGCGAAGAAGCATCGCAACCAACAAGAACATTAGCTGCATCTCCAACAGTCCAGCATTCCCTACACTCTTTACCATACGGTGAATAAGATGCAGGAACTTGTGCCATGTTTGGAGAGTGGTGTGCCATCCTACCAGAGATAGCACGTAATGTAAGAACTTGTCCATGTACTTTACCATCTTCATGCACTGCATTAATCCATGATTGAACCTGTGCAATACGCTTCTTTAATGTAAGATATTCTGCAATCATCTGTGCTTCAGGGATATCAACTCCGCGAAGCACAGACTCATCTACGATTGCGTGTCCTTTTTCAGTAAACTTCTCTGGTTGCCAGCCACATCTAGTTAGTCTACTAACGATCTGCTGACGACTGGCAAGGTTAAATGTTTGATAGTCAATCGAAGTGTGCGGTCCTGCAACTGTTGTTGGGTCTTGTATATGCCGCAGACCCACAGAAGAAAGACTACCATCTTTTTTGTAACGAGGTGTAACTTCTTTAACCGACACAGGGATAGGAACAAATCTTGTTTGAACTTCTCTTTCCAATTCAAATGACTTGTCTTGTAACCGTGCGGTAAGGCTAGTTGCTTTCTGTAAATCAAGAGTAAACCCATTCCTTTCTTGTTGACTAACCAATGCACGTATCTTGTATTCAAGATCAATAGAACGTCGATCAATCTTTTGTATGTCTGGTTGGAGGTTGATCCATACACGTTCAGTTATGTCCACATCTCTTTTACAATATGTGACCATCTCCTCTGATAGGTGACTAAAATCTTTAAAGCCAATCTTATTGAACTGAAGTTTCTCACCCCATGCCTCAAGAGAATGACCATTATCTCTAACAGGATTAGTTAGTTGAGACAGTATCAATGTGTCCTCTAACTGTGACAGCTTGATCTGTGTACCTAACAATCTGTTGAGGGTAGGTGCATCAAACGATATACCATTATGCATTATAAACTTGTTCACACGTTTAGCAAATAGTGGAAATGTATTGATGCACTGATCACCCTTCCAGACATGGTGCTTACCTGTCTCTCTGTCTTTTGCTACGATACAATACACTAGTGTAGCATCGAGAGAATCAGTTTCAATGTCCAGAACTACATCCATTAGAGCGCCTCTTCTAAGTTATCTTCCTCCCCATTATCACCTAAATTATCAACCTCTGTCAAGCGTCCCGTATCAGCATTGAAGAACAGGTGAGAAGCAACACCAGTGTCACCACTGTATCTATTCTTTAGAACGCGGATAGTAGTAGTGTTAGCAATGTTAGGATCGTCAGACTGTTGGTCGCGTTCCATAGCTACCACTGCATCAGACAACTGTGCAATAGATTGTGATCCACGTAGATGAGCAAGACTTACCTCTTTGCCATCTTCATGTCCTTTGTCTGCACCTGTCCTACGCAGGTGAGATACTAGCAACAGCGCCACGTTAGTTTCTTCAACGATGGATCGTAGCTTGGTCATCAGATTGTCAATGTTTCTACGTTCATCGTCACCCTCTAAGCCTGACACTAGAATGGATAGGTGGTCAAGGAATATCCACTTACAGTCCAAGGCTTTGATCATGTAGCGAATGCGACCAAGTATCTCATCAGTCTTCATACTACCAAAGTGATCAAAGGCAAAGAACCTACGTGTACCTACCGTTGCTTCTTGCCACGTACTCAAATCCTCACGGCTGTACTGTTCGCGTATCTCTCGTATGTACAGTCTGGCGTTAGCTTCAACTGACATGAGATGAAAGATAGTTGAACGTACATTCTCTTCCAAAGATATAACACCTATGTTTTCTTCTGTGTTATTAAGTACATGGTGCATTAGTTCACGCATGACACTTGACTTACCTGTACCTGTACCTGCTGTAAACGTAACCAGTTCACCAGTACGTATACCGTACAGCTTTTCGTTTAGTCCTGCTCCCGGATCGTGACTGGGAAAC